CCATCATATTGTGATACTTGTTTAGAAGAACCATACAAACTTGTTGTTTCAAATAGACACAAATTCATTCCATACTTTTTGTTTGCAATCTCACGGACTGCATGTGAAGTGCAAATTGCAGCCAAGAGTTTTCCACCAAGATAGTTGAAACCAAATGGTTGACTTGGCACAATCACAAAACCCATCATTGCAGAGTCATTGAATCTTTTACCCCACTCAGGTTTTTGTGTAAAGACTTGGCCAAGCATTTCATTTCTTGGTTTGCAGTTGATTACAGGAGAACCTAACCGAATGAAACCAAGATATTGTCCAGACTTTCTTTCTTTGACGGCTAGGTGAATGCTACGACCAACAGGACGAATGTTGATATGTGATGAGGTGATGTTTAGGAGTGTTTCCCAAGTTTCAGTAGGAATTTCACACACTTGAATATCCATATCATTTGGATGCATGGAGAAATCAGAAAACAAATCATCTTCTGGAGGAAATAAAGAAAAAGGAATATCTTTAACTGCCTTTAACTTCTCATCCCTCATGTATTGTTCTATACTTCCAAAATCACTAAAATATTCGTGAAAGGCATTGGCACAATAGAGTGCTTCTTCTCTAGTTAATTTCATACTTTAAATCCATCAAAATTCTTTTTAGGTTTCTGTGAGGGTTGGCCTGCATCGGCTAGTCCATCTTGTCCTGTTTGTTCAACATCATAAAGTCTCATTTTTGCACGGTCAATACCGATAACGAATCTTTTATGAGTGGTTGGATCGGAATATCTATTCTTCAATTGTTTGACCATCAGTTGGCCAAGTTCTTCTAGTTCTTCACTTGTAATCAAAGCAAACATCAAGTCGGCTGTAGCGGGCAAACCAAAAGACTCACTCGTGTCTTCGAGTCCTGGATCTGAACTACCATATCCTGACCGTGTTGTTTGTGTAGCAGAAACAATTGGTACTCCGAATTCAACGGCAAGACCTCGCAGCTCTTCTGCAATGGATTTGACGTAGGTGTAGGAGTTGACGTTGGCTCCCGCCTTGATGCGAGAACTACAACAAATATTAAGATAGTCAATGAAGATAATATCAGGTGTAAACGACCTTTTGAGATTGAGCTCATTCAATAATGTCCTAAAGTGTGTTGCAGAAGCCGAGGCAGTTGGATATTCTTTGATAATCAATTTGCCAGTTGTCTTCTCTTTCATCTTGGCAATCTTCTTGTCGTACATATCTTTTGGTAAAGAATTCAAATCATCAACGGTCACATTCAATAGGTTTGCATCTATTCTTTCCGCAATACGTTCTTCAGCCATTTCCATAGTAATGTAAAGAACATTTCTACCCAACGACATAGCTCCAGCGGCACAATGACACATAAAAAGGGACTTACCAACACCAGTCCCAGCAAGAGCGATATTAAGAGTCTTGGAAGGAAGACCGCCTTTTGTAATCTTGTTAAAGAATTCCAAGTCAAAAGGAATTCTTTCTTCATGTCTGTGGTAGAATTCATATCGTTCATCACTATTTTCTAAGTAATCATGGCCAACAGAACTGTCAAATGTTACCGCCAAAGCGTCCGATAATATCTTGGGAATCTGACCTTTATCGTGGGTTTTATCCTTACCGTCCAAAATGCTAATAGAGCCCAATACTGCATTGTAGATTGCCCTCTCTTGACAAAAGGCTTCGGACTTTTCAATAAGCCATTGAATCTTGGATTCTTCTCCCTTAGCCAATGCAATCTCTTGTAAATAAGATTCGGACTTTTCCACTTCGTCATCTGAAAGATTTCGCCTTTCTTTGACGGCCAATCCAATTGCTTCAATCGTTGGTGTAGTGTTATATTTCGAAACAAATTCAGAGATTTCGGTGAATAACATCCTTTCAGTTTTGTCTGTGAAGTATTCATCTTTAATGAAGGGTAGAACCTTGCGTAGATATTCTTCATTGTAAATTAGGTTCTTTAATATCGTCTGTTCCAGTTTCATCAATTATTTCCTCGTCACTATCAGCCATAAGTTCTAGGAGAAGTTCAAACAAATATTGTGTAAACTCCTCATTTTTTTGAAGTTTCTTAGGCTTCATCACTGGAGATTGTATCACATCAAAAGCAAAATGTAAATGGGGCCCGTCAGTATGTTCTAGGAGTTTTACCTTGCCATACTTGAAGACGGTGCCTGCATATTTACCTGTAATTAATTTGATGTGTGTTTCTGTTGCACTTCCCTCAGGAAATACAAACTCATAATCTATTCCTTCAGTCATCTTGTTTCTCTTGCCAATTGTTTGTAACCAGCCCAACTAGGATGTACACCATCTGGTTGTAATCGTGTGATTGGTAGAACGGTGTCACCATGTTCTTTAGCAATCTCTTTTACGATATGTTGAATGTTGGGTTTGATTGCCGGTAGAATCCAAAAAACTCTACCGCTTTTGACCTTATCTCGTATGATTTCTAGTTCTTTCCTAGTCTTAACACCTTTGTGGTCGTTAGAACCAAGACTAATAACGACCGTATTAGCGGTCAAATCGTTTTGTAGATAGTCTTTGTTCCATTGCCAAGAGTTTTTACCAACTTTAGCATATGCAACACATTCGGGCCGGAACATTTGAGTTCCGACCGCAATACTATCACCTAGAATCATACAATCAATCATTATACACCATTACTTGTTTCAATTTCAAAAGCCTCATCAATATCACCTTGCATGATATTACCGGAAGCAATACGGTATTTGTGTTCGATATGGTCTTGAAAAGATTTCTTCTTAAGAATTGGCATCCAGAATTCTTTGGTATCAGTTTCTTTGATACGGTATTTCTTTTCTTCAACAACACCATCATCATCAGTACGTGAGTACCAACCATTAGCAGGTTTAACTACATGGCCTGAATCCAACGCAATATCAAGTAAACCAGACCACTTGCTAATGCCTCCATCAAAAGAAACAGTAACAGGTATTTTAGATTTCTCTTTGACATAACGACTCTTTTCTACATTGATAATGAAATTGTAACCAACAACTTCAGTACCTTCTTTCTCTTGTTGTCTACCAAGAATAAAGATATTATCAGCAGAGTAATATGAACCTGTACCACCACCTACGATATCTTTAGGGAACATACCAATTTCTTTGTAGGTATGATTTACGACAATCATTGGTATATCTTTCATTGTCAGGTGAGGTGTTACCATTCTAAACAATGATTTAACTTGTTTGGCTCTTGACATATCAGCCACAGATTTACCTTCTAATGCATCATCAACTTCTTTCTTAGATGCAAGATTACCGATTGAATCAATAATGATAATCAGTTTATCTTTACGTTCTAGTTGAGTTAACTGTTGCATCACATCAAACTTTAACTGTTCGATGTCAGTAAGTGGTGTATGTAGAACACGGTTAGTGTCAATACCAAACGAATCAAAGTAAGACTGAGGAGTTCCAAACTCGCTGTCATAGAATAAGAGAGCCGCATCTTCATATTTGTCCAGATAAGATTTTGCCATCAAAAGTGAAAAAGCAGTCTTAAAGTGTTTTGATGGACCTGCCCACATTGTAAGACCTGGTGTAAGACCACCATCTAATTTACCAGACAATGCCACGTTGATAATTGGAATTGCCGTTGGTATCATGTCCTTTTCCGTAAAGAACTTTGATTTGGATAGAATAGCAGATTCTTTGATACTACTATTCTTTTTGATTTTATCTAATATACTCATTGTTTGTCCTTTGGTTTAAATGCAAATGGTTCATCATAATCATATGTAGTTGTGGCCACACCAGGCGAAGCTATATTTGCTATGTTATCTTTTGGCACTTCTATTGTTGTCTTCCATTGTGGAGGTTCTGCAACATTAGGTGTAATGAAAACTGGAATATCAGGTGTTTCATCTACTGGAGTAAACTTTACTGTCGTTTCTACTTTCTTTGTTTCCACTTCTCTGTGTAATGAATAGTTAGCCGCAATCAATAACAATACCGCCAATGGATCAAATACAGATACAATCATTATAATTAATAGACGAACTGCCTTATCAATGATGCTTCTATCGTCTGAACCATAAATTAGTTCCGCCACGTATTTGATTGGACCAAAATCGGATTCAGCTTTCCGCAATTGATTAGAATACGGAGCCTTTTCTTCATTAAGTTGGTTGAGATGCTTCTGCGATGACTCGATATTCGAAGCCAACTCATTACGTTCTTTCGATTGGGTTTTGCGTATCCTATATGAATTCTCCGCACCCCTTTCCGAGTCTGAACGGCCCATGATTTGGTCAACTGTGTCATCAAGCTGTTTGATATTCTTACGATATTCATTTATATTGTCCTTCTCAATTCTAATCTTCTCATCAATTAATGCCACCTTATCGACAATAGGTCCTACATCAGCAGAATGTTCCAAATGAGCCTTTGATAAGAAACCAAAGATACCCATTGAAGTGAACATCATCAACACAACAACACCACAAATGAAAGGATATTTCAAAGTATGTGGTGCATTGTCCCAATTACGATACGTCCATGATATAGTTACTACTTTAGCAACCTCAATAATGGAGAACATAAGAATAATAGGCCAGTAAGCACCAGGGAAAATTGATGCCATACCGACCACAGAGAAGTATGCTGAAACGGCAGACAATGCTAGTGCCGTTAAGAATGTCAAAAATATCATGTAAAGAAGTCCTGTAGTGAGCTCACCTGTTCTGTTTTCCAGCCCATACAATCAAGAATAACTTTGATGGGTTCCAAAAACGATTTCTCATAT